CGGCCGCGTTGGCCTGGATCAACTGCTGGCCCAGGCCACCCGAGGGCACCGCTCTCTGGTCTTGCTGGCGGTAGCGCGCGAGCGGAGCGTTGATGCGCTCCATCGGCGCCGGGGCCTGCAGTTGGGTAGTCAGGGGCAGGCTCAGGTCCGGCATCACCAGCTTGCTGGTGTCGATGTCGATGCCCGGGATCATCCCCATCAAGTCGAGGGCGTAGCGAATGGCCTTGATGATCCACTGCCAGGGGGTGAGCAGGGCCTCAAACACGGCGCCAAGGACGGACCCCAGACGCCGGCCGGCATCGGTCACGCTATCGACCCCGAGGCTGGCCCGCTCGGTGGCCCCGAAGAAGGAACCGAGCCAGTCCCAGGCTTGGCCGAGCAAGGTCACGATGATCCCCAAGGTGTCAGCAATCGGGATCAGTGCCTGGGAGGCGAGGGGGCCAAAGGTCTCGGCCAGCCCACTGAAGAAGGCGCCCAGCAGCTCAAAGCTGGTCAGCACCGAGAAGGCGGCATAGAGCTCGTCCCAGTAGACGATGGCCAGCGCCACGGCGGCGACCAGGGCGAGGATGCCGCCCACGATCAGCAGCACCGGGTTGGCGTACATGGCGAGGTTCACCAACAAGACGGTGGTGCGCATCAGCGCCATGGCGCCGCGCAGCAGCTTGAGCGGTGCGAGCAGCCCCGTCATGACGATGGCCCAGCCCAGGGTCACCAGCTTGGCGAGGCCTGCCAGCAGTAACCAGGTACCGGTGACCATGCCAAGCCCGACGATGGCCAGGATGGCGTAACTGACCGCCTTGGTCAGGTGGGGAAAGAGCCGGGTCCAGCGCAGCACGGTGTCGGCGCCACCGGCAAAGGCGCCCACCACCTGGTTGATGGCAGGGAGCACGGCCCCGAACGCGGCGGCCCGAATAGCAAACCAGGCCGATTCGACCCGCTGCCACTGGTCGGTCATGGCGGCGGCCATCTGCTCGGCCTTGCCCATGCCGTGGGTATTGCCGAGTGCATTGATGCTGCTCGAGAGCGCCTTGGTGTTGCTCATCAAGAGTTTGATCATCGACACCGCCTCATCCGAGCCAAATGCCTTTTTCAGCTCATCACTTCCGGCGACGGTCAGGGTCTCGCCATAGCGGGCCTTGAGCTTTTCCAGCACATCGAGCACCGGCAGCATGTTGCCCGCCGCATCGGTGAACTGCAGGCCCAGTGCCTTCTGGGCGTTGCCGACCCCAGCCAGGAACGACTTGAACTTGGTACCGGCTTCGCCGCCGCCCATGGTGGCCTGCAGGTGGCCGAGCACCGCAAACTGCTCATCCATCGAGATCCCGGCGGCGGTGGCGTTGGCGCCGATGCCCTTGAAGGCGTCGGTCATGCCCTGGCCGGTGGTCTTGAACATCTGCACCGCAGTGGCGGTCTTGCCGGCCACGTCCTCCACCCAGTTGGCTTTACCCATGCGCACGGCCTGCTGCTCGAAGATGCCATACATGGTGCCCATGTAGTTGGTGATGGTGGCGGTGTCGGCCTTGGTGGCCTTGGCCAGCACGCCGGAGGCGCGGGCAAAGGCGGGCAGCTCGTTGCCCTCCAGTCCGGCGATGGCGGATTGAATATCGTAGGAGGCGCGCACGAACTCACTGGCCGATTCGCCATAGTCCAGTGAGAACTGCAGGGCGGTGTCGGAGAGCTGCTTGAGGGTCTGTTCATGGACGTCGAGAGAGGCCACTTCGGCCAGCGCCCGATCCATTTCGATAGCCGGGCCCAGCACGTTCTGGATCGCCATGGCGCCGGCCACCACTGTGGTGGTGCCCATGGCCATGTTGGTCCACCCCTGTCGACCGGCTTTGCTGATCTGGTCGATCTGGGTGTTGATGCCCGCCAGCGGCTTGGTGGCATTGTCCACCAGTGCCACCTGCATCATCAGTTTTTCCATCCAGGCCATAGGGGTCTCTTATCCGTTGAAGGCTTTCGCTATCCCCTGCGCGACGGCAAAGGTGAGCGTGTCTCGGGCGTGCTTATCAAACCAGAGGGCGCGGGCCAGGCTGTCGAGGTCATCCTCTTCATGGGGCAGGTAGTGGCGCCGCAGCGCCAGTACCTGTTCCAGCTGGTTGTGCTCGATGGCCTCGGCGCGCCCGGTCAGTTTTTTACGGTGATATCCAGCGCCGGCGCGAACTCCTCGTTGATCTTGGCGGTCAGCTGCAGGGCAGCGCCCGGCAGGGCCAGCAGATCGCTCAGTGCCTCTTTGTGCTCGGCGCTGACAATCTTGCGCAGGTAGTTGTGGGCCGGTGCCACCTTGTCGTTCATGGCCAGGTCGTTGATGTAGCTGTTGTAGGCCACCAGGGTGGGCTCAAAGCAGATGTCGGTGCCGGCGATGGTCAGGATGATGGTTTGCTTGCTCATGGGGTGGTTTCCTCTTGTTCAATCCACTGATTCAGGGTGTTGAGTTGGGTCTGGCAGCGGCGCAGTGCGCCCTGCAGGGTGGGGATAAAGGCCACGGCCTCGCCCCAGGTAGTGCCGTTAAATTCAGGCTCCGGGCAGTGGGGCACCAGCCCCGGCGGAGGCAGCCGCTTCACCACCTGCGTTTGCACCACGGCCCTTGGCTGGCTGGAGCAGGCGCAGAGCGCCAACAGGCAGAGGCTCACGAGCACAATCCGGGCGGCCCGCCGGCGGCGTGGCCAGGGCGTGTTGCAGTTCATCGGCAGTTTTCCTCTGTTGTTGATCGAGCTCGGTCAGGGCGGCGTTCTGGTGGGCGAGCAGCGTGCGCAGCCCCCTCTCTTCGCGCTGCAGCGTCTGGAACGCGGTGGCCATCTGGTCGTTGGCACTCTGCAGGGTAGTGATGGTCTCGTTGGCGGTGGCCAGCGCCTTGCCACGGCTATCGAGCATGCGGCTGCCCAGGAGCAGGGCGGCGCCCATGACCAGTACCAGGACAAACAGCAGGTTGGAGAACAGCTCTTTGAAGATGTTCATGCCAGCACCCCGCCAAACTCGGTGAACTTGGCCAGCAGGTCGGCCAGCTTGTGCTCACGCTGGCCATAGCCGGCGCCCGGCAGGCTGGCCCAGATGTTGGCGCATTTGGCGATCGCCTGGGGGATGCGACCATCGATCACATCGGCCAGCGCCTTGCGCTCGCGGATAAGCTGGATGGCCCAGGTGTCTTGCGACTCGGGGCCAAAGTCCGGCAGGCCGAGCTGGTCACGGTAGTGTGGCCAGTGCTTGGACAGGTGCTGATAGCGCCCGGCGGCGGTGCTGACCAGGCGCGGGTTCACCTGCACCTTGACGTTCGGGTGAGTGCGGTAGTCGGTGAAGAACCCTGCCGGGTTGACCAGCTTGTCGTATCCGTCATCGCCCCGGCCTTTGGTGCCCTCGGCATAGGCCAGCATGTCCAGAAAGGCGGCCACCTGCGGGTGGCAGTTACTGCGCGGCATTGCTGTCCTCCTTCTTGTTGAAGAGCCGTGCGGCCCGGTCGCGGATGATGTCGATCCCAAGCAGCCCCACCACGCCGCCGAGGAAGGGGGTGGCCTCTTGGGGGATACCCAGCAGGTGGGTGCCGGTGGCGGCCGCCAGGGTAATGAGGCCGCACAGCAGGGATTCGATCAGTCGGCGGCGACCCCGACCACCGGCATAGGTGATCCGCAGGAACGCGATGGCAAGTGCCAGCAGGGCGCCGTACACGGCGGGCCAGTTGTCCATCAGCCAGGCCAGCAGGGCGGTGGCGAGGGTCGGATCTTTGTGAGGCATGTGGTTCATGTCCGTTGCTCGGGTTAGCGGGCCAGCCGTTCAAGGCGGGTCTGGCAGGGGACGCACAGGCGCACCCCCGGCACATGGTGGCGACGGGCCTCGGGGATGGGGTCGTCGCACTCCTCGCACTGATGCAGGCTCATGCCCTGGTAGCGCCCTTTGCCCACCTGTTTGGCCAGGTTTGCGGCCAGCATGCGGGCGGTGTGTTGGTTGGCGCGGTCGATATCGTCCACTGTTCCCCCTTAACCCAGCAGGTGGCGGGTGTCGTCCTTGGAGAGGTACGGCACGCCATTGAGGTGAACAAAATCGGGGGAGGTCACAAAGCCTTTCACCTTGTGCACGCTCTTGCTGCCGCCCTTGGGGTCGACGTCGAGCAGGTCGGAGACCAACAGCTTCACGCCAAAGGCCTCCACCTTCATCTGGTCGCTGCCGGTGTCGGCGTAGAACAGCACATCGTCCGGCTCCATCCCGCGCCAGCTGCCCGCCCGTTTGGCGGCATCGGCCAGCAACTTGAGGTTCTTGGTGTCGAGCTCGAACTCCAGCTCCGCCGAGACGTCCCCATCCACATAGCCATCCGGGACGCCCCGGGTCTGGGCCACGGCGCTGTTGTCGGTGATGGAGAGGCTGGCCTTTTCGACGTGGACCATGGCCCCCATCAGGGTGGTGTCAAAGCTGGCACCGGAAATACGACGGGTCATTGCTTAGCCCTCCCCGTTGTTGAGGCTCAAATCGAGCATGATGTTGACGGTGATCCCCTTGGGGCAGTCCACGGTGCGCACCACCACATAGACAGAGACCAGGTTCTTGGCGGTCCACTGGATGCTGATGTCGCCATCTTTGGGGGAGGCGATGTCGCCCGGGAACGGCTGGCCGTTGATGGTGGTGGCCTTGGCCATCTCGCGCAGGTCCTTGCCAAAGTAGGTGATGGCGGCGGCGGTACTGCCCGGGGTGGAGTTGAACGAGCGATCCCCGATGCGGGCGATGGCGCGGATACGGGTTCGGCGCGCCACCTTGTAAGCAATGCGCAGGTTCTCGATCACCTGGTAGTCGCCGCCCTCGGCATCGAGCTGGCGCCCGTCTGCCCAATAGAGGCCGTCATAGTCCGGGTACCACATCGGCACCGAGTAGCGGTTCTGCTCCAGGGTCTGCAGGGTGGCCAGCGGCAGCGGGATCCCGTCCTTGTCCACCGGCTTGTTGCCAAGGCCGACCAGGGCGCCGGTCTTCACCCGGCACGGGCTGTCGGCGATGCTCACCGCCCGGTTGCACAGACGGCCCGCATAAACCCCGATGAGGTTTGGCCAGAGCATCGGCACCAGGCCAATCGAATCGGCCTTGATGCCCTCCTGCAGGGCAGCCAGGGTGGCCTCGTACTCGGGCCAGTCTTGGGCGCCTTCGCCGGTGGCATTGATACCCGGCACCGCCAGCAGCATGAACTGCCAGCGTCCCCACTTGGCGATCAGCTCCTGGTTGAGGGCGTGGGCGGCGTTGATGCTGGCGGCGTCCCATGCTTGCCCCAATACCACGACACCTTCAAAGGATTGGGTCTGCTGCGCGCCCCGCACTGCATCCAGCCAGGATTGGTCTGTGGGCAGCACGTAAGCAGCGGCGGTCCAGTTCTGGCCGGCGTTGTCGCGGGCCGCCAGCAGGTTGGCCTTGAGCTCGCTGTCAGCGGCGCCCAGCAACTGATCAAAGTCGGATTGGGTATTGAGGGAGAGCAGCTTGCCGGTGTTGCTGGCGGCGCTGCCGATAAACAGCAGGTGGCGCTCGACCGAGGTGGTGGGCCCCTGCATCTGGTTCAAGTTGTTGATCTGTACATAAGGCCACATGGCGTTAGTTCCCCTTCAGGTCTTGTTTGTTGACGTCCCAGCCGTAGTCGATGCTTTGCAGGGCGCGGGCAAAGGCTTGCTCCCGTTGCCGGGTGTTGGCGCCCAGGAACGGGCGGGCAGGGAGCGTTATCTCCCAGTGGGTTTTCACCGGTTCATCCTTGAGCTTCTTGATAAGCAAGCCGGCCTGGGCCGCGTTGAGGTTGCTGGTGATCCAGCCCAAGGAGGCCGAGCGGTACGAGCGCTTGCGCTTGCCCGGGCGTTTGAACCCCAATTCGCGCAGCTTGCGGGCTTGGGCCTTGCTGGCCGGTTTGTGCTTGCCGCCTTCACTGGGGGCAATGCGGCGCCGGCTGGCGGCAGTGACCAGGAAGGTGTGCCCCTTCTGGTGGGTGCCCGCGATGACCCCAGCGTGGGCACTCATGGGGCCTTTCTTGAAACCCAGCTCGGCCACGTCCTGGCGGGTGGCGTGGATCTCCAGCAGCTTGGGCAGGCCGCGCAGCATCTTGCGCTTGCCCCGTTTGCGCGGGGCCCAGGGCTGACCGTTGGGGTCTTGCTGGCCCCGCACGTTGCGGGCGGCCAGCTTCTTGAGCTCGGCGGCTGCCCGCCACACCAGGCGCTTGCGCTGCTTGGGTGACAGGGCCAGCAGCTTGAGCTGCTCTTGAGTGCGGCGACTGTCCAGGGTGATGCTGATCATGGCTGGCCACCTACCTGGTGATGGCCGGTGTTGCCCACATTCAGGTCAATCTGCTCGGCCACCCAGATGTCATAGGGGGCCACCTTCCAGCGCGTGCCGAGCCAGTTGATGGGGCCTTGCTCGTGTTCCACCAGGCGCAGCGGCTCGGTAAAGGCGAGCTGGATCTCGAGATCGGCGGTCTTCTCATCGTTCGGGGTGACGGCGTACTCGGGGTCCGGCAACTCGAACTGCTCGCGGAACTCGTCATGCTCCTGCACCCAGGCGGCAACCGTGGCCAGCACGATGGCCGGATCCAGCTCGCGAAACGGCAGCTGCTCGATGGTGAACACCGCCTGATAGGTGAGCCAGGCCACGTCCACCCCGGTGGGGCCCATGTTTTTGGGCGCCAGCCGGATGGTGCCGTTCTCCATCCAGCTATCCAGCGTCTTGTGGCACTTGGCCGGCAGCACCCGCAGCAGCTCGGCGTGGAGCGCCTGCAGGAAGTAGCCCTGGGCCTGCTGCTCGTGCATGTCTGCCTGCTTATCTGTGCTCATATCAGCGAGACCCCCGCTCTGTGCTTGCCCTTGATGCTGCGCACCCGTTGCTGACTCTCGGCCAGCAGCTGGGCGCGCTGGTCTGGCGAACGCGCCAGCTGGTTGTTGGCGGTGGCCCGCTCGGTGACGCTGGCGAACTCGGGTAGCAGGGCCGCCTTGGCGCGGGCAAACACCGCGGCCAGGTACTGCTCGGTCAGGGCATTGCTGCCGCCCTCCAGGCTGGGCCCGGGGACCTCGGCGGCGGTGGTGTACCCCTTGGCCTGCAGCGCGACCTGGTGGCTCACCAGCTGCAGGTTGATTTCAGCAACGGCGGCCAGCAGGGCGGCGCCGGTGGTCTGGGCATCCAGATCGGCAGGCAGGGCGCGGCGACGTTCAAAATCGCTCACGGCCACATCCGGCCAGAAGCCGTCATTGCGGATAGTGGCGGCGCTGTAGTCGATGTCCTTGCCTGCAAACATGGCGGGCCTCGCTGATTGGTTGAAATAGAGCACCCCTGAAGCCACGCAATGGCCGCTGGGTTAGCCATAAGCTGCCCATGGCCTTCGCGCCGGGGTGCGGTGGCGCGGAGAGTCGGTTACTGCTCTGGGTTAAGCGCCCGCAGGCGCATGGCAATCTTTTGGCGCAAGGTGCCGACGCCCACCTTGCCGTGCAGCTGGTCGGCCTGGGCCAGCCAGTGATCGGCTTGCTCCAGGGTGGCGCTGTCGCCCACGGCGCTGGGTCTGGGCTGGCCGTCGTGGTCACGCAGCAGCAGGCAACCGGCGGCCTTGAACCACTTGGCGGTCAACCGCTCGTTGAGGCGCCAGTCGGTGCGCACCTTGTCAAACACCCGGGAGAACCAGGGCTCGACGGCATGGCCTTCGGCGGCTTGTTTCTCGGCCCACTCCAGCACGGTGTCGGCCACAAAGTGAGCCCAGTCCCGCTTGATGTTGTTTGGGGTGCGCTGCCCCTGGGCAATGGCGAGCTCCGCCCAGGCAATGCCGGCGTCAAAATCCCCGACATCAAAGGCCCAGATGATGAGGCGCTGAAACAGCTCGTTCTGATAGGGCTGGCCGGACTCTGCGACCGCTGCCAGGTAGCGCTCCACATAGGGGCGGTACTTGGGCATCAGCTCGTCGCGTTTCATGTTCACCCGATCGCCGATGCGCGCCAGCTTGCGCAGCCGGACCATGTCCTGATCCAGGGCAATCAGCTGCAGGTGCAGGCTGTCGGCCACCGCGCCGGTGGCCATGCCAGAGCAAGCGGCCTGCTCGGCCCCTTGCCTGGCGATCAGGCGCTGCTTGTGACGTTGACCGGGTGAGCTCATGGCTTAGTCCTGCTGCTCGGTGGTGGGCGCCTCGGCAGGCTTGGCTGCACCAATCTCGATGTCAGCCTCTTCAAAGCCGCCATAGGCCAGGTGCTCGCCCAGGGCATAGCCTTCCATGCGCCAGTACTGGTTATCGAAGCACTTCTTGTCCTGGTTATCGTCGGCCTTGCGCTTGCGGGTACCGCGCTGGGTGTAGATGTGCAGGTTGTCCAGGGTGGTGACCACCATCCGTTTGCCCGGGAAGAAGGGCGGGATGTAGGCGCGGCGCCCGGCGATGGATTCGGCCAGCTTCTGGGCGGCGATCTGCTCGCTCGGCTTGGTGGCTTCGCTGTAGAGCTTGGCCTGGGCGGCGGCAATCAGGTCGGTACCGACCAGCACCACCAAACGCGGGTCCTGGCGAAACAGCGGGTCGATGGTGGTATTGATAAGGTCCGAGGCCATCTCGTCCAGGGTCTTGTAATCGCCATGGCCGTCCGGGTCGAAGCGGATCTTCTCGCCGGCCTTGGCTTTGATGATCTGGCTGCCGTCGTTCCACTCGCGGGCAATCTGGTGCCAGCCCTTGTTGACGTCTTCACCGAGCGGGTGCTTGGCGGGATCGGTATCGTCGGCCGCTTCTATGCCGTTCCAGCCGACCCGCAGCATGTCCAGGGCAAACGCCTTGTTGATGAAGTCGCCCACCAGGCGCAGGAACTCGCCCTCGCTGCCGGCGTTGGCCCAGACGCACAGGGTCGCCCAGTCCAGCGAAGCGCAGGAATCGGTCTCGGTCAGCTCGTAGGTGTTGCCATCCACGCCGATCTTACCGTTGAAGCGACCGTTCTTCTTGCGGCCGGTGAACAGCTTGCCGATGCCCACTTGCACCACCTGGCCCTTGATCTGGTCCACGTCCAGGCAGGTGACGAGGCCGAGGAACTCGACCGAGGCGAGCAGGGCGGCGCGCAGGCCGGTTTCCACCGGACCGGTGACGCTGAACTGTTTGGCCAGGGCATTAACGGGGATGCCGTAGGACTTGGCCAGGGCGTTGCTGTATTGATCCAGGCGCTGCATGGCCTGGACGGTGAGGGTCTGACTCATGGGCCGTCCTTAATATACGGTGGGGGTATCGTCACCGCCGAGCGCGCCCGGGCGCTGGCCCGGCACTTCAACGGAGAACTTCTCGATCTGGCCTTGCAGCTCGCCGACCTTGTCGGTCAGACCGGTCAGGGTCTGCTCCAGCTTGGTGAAGCGCTCGGCAGTGATGCCTGGCTGTGCGTCCACCTTGGCGGGCTCTGCAGCCGGTGCCGTGGGCTGTTCAGTGGTGGGTTTGGTCTCCAGCTTGGTGCTGAAGCCTTCGATCTTGGTGCCAAGGCCGTTGACGGCCCCCAGCAGCAGGTCGAACTGTTCTTTGGTCATTTCCTCATCCTCGGGTTGGCTGGGGGGAGTCGTGGGCACTTGCTCGCCATGACTGGCCAGGAAGCTGAAAAACTTGGCGATCAGGCCATCGGCCTTCTCGTGCTTGGGCAGCTTGAAGGTGGAGAGATCCAGCTGTTCACTGGCACCGATGGTGTGGCCTTTGTGCTTGGTGCTGAATTTGAGGCGCGTGGTACCGAGGCTGGCCGGCTCGTCGGTGACGCCGAGGCCAAACAGGTAGGTGCGCCCGGTGTCGGCGAAGTTTTCGAAGGGTTCGATGGAGCAGAACTGATACTGGCCGCTCTGGTTGTAGTAGATGAGATCGCGATTCGGGCAGAGGATGGCGAACAGCTTGAGCTTGCCATCGACTTCCACCGTTTTGAGCGCCTGCACCACACCGAAGTTTGACCAGCGATCGTGCTCGGGCCACAGCAAAGCCGTGTAGAAATCGGGGTCGTAGGTTTCGGCCATGTCGGTGAGCCAGTCGCGGGTAATATCCCGCCCATCCACCGCTTTGCCTTCGGTGGCGATACAGACCCAATCTGTTCTCAAGGTTGTTGCGCTCATGCCTGCTCCCAATAGATGCGGGCTCAGGCTATCGGGTCGCCAAGGGGGTTTCATCCTGTTGTGTTCGGGGGGATTCGGATCCAGCGGGATATCCGAATTGCTCAGAACATCAGTGGGATAAGCGAGGGGAGGGGGCTGGCTATGATGGCGCCATCATTAATATCGATGGAGGCGCCGTGGCGTATCCCGAAGAGATCCGCAAGGCAGCAAAGGGACTCTACCTTAAGCGATGGACCCCCCAGGAGATCAAGGACGAACTGGGGCTCAACTCCTGTCGCATCGTCTACTACTGGGCTGAAAAGCTCGGCTGGCGGGAGCTGCTGACCGACGAGGCGGTGGAGGATGCCATTGCCCGCCGGGTCAATGTGCTGCTGGATCGCGAGAAGAAAACCCCGGGGGAGCAGGAGGAGCTGGACCGGCTCATCGGTCACCATGTCAGCCTCAAAGAGAAAGCGCTCAAGTGGGCCGAACGCCAGCAGGCACTCACCGCTCGCCGCGAGAGTGACGAGGAACCTGCCACTGAGCGGCCGCGCCGTGGCCGGGGCGGCCAAGATGGTGGCAGCAGCAAAGGGCGAGGGGGCAAGAAGGGCAAGAACCAGGTAGGCCACCTGACAGAGGCCGACTTTAGCGAGTGGCTGGGTACCCTGTTTGGCTACCAGCTGCGCTGCCGCGAGGCCAAGAACGACCCGGCCTTGCCGCGCACCCGCAATATCCTCAAGTCCCGCCAGATCGGCATGACCTACTACTTCGCCGGCGAGGCGCTGGAAGATGCCATTCTGACCGGTGGCAACCAGATCTTCCTGTCGGCAACCCGGGCCCAGGCAGAGGTGTTTCGCTCCTATATCTGCAAGATTGCTCAGACCTTCCTCGGGGTGACCTTGACCGGCAACCCCATCGTCTTGTCGAACGGGGCCGAGCTTATCTTTTGCTCCACCAACTCCAACAGCGCCCAGTCTCGCTCGGGCAACGTCTACATCGATGAGTATTTCTGGATCCCCAACTTCGAGCGGCTCTCCGATGTATCGAGCGCCATGGCCACCCAGAGCCACTGGCGTAAAACCTACTTCTCCACGCCATCGAGCAAGGTACATGAAGCGTACCGGTTCTGGACCGGGGATCGCTGGAAGGGCACTCGCCCAAGTCGGCAGGCTATCGATTTCCCTGGTGAAGATGACCTGCGCGACGGGGGCCGCATCTGTCCCGATCGGCAGTGGCGCTACGTCATCACCATTGAGGATGCCATACGCCTTGGCTGCAACCTCATCGACATCGAGGAGCTCAAGGATGAGTACCCGGAGGAGGTGTTCGAACGCCTGTATCTGTGCCGCTTTATCGACGATGCCCTGTCGGTGTTCAAGTTCCAGGACATGGAGCGGGCAGGGGTGGATCCGACCCGGTGGGAGGACTACAAGCCCGGGCGGCCTGACCCGTTTGGCCGGCGGGAGGTGTGGCTGGGCTATGATCCAAGCCGCACCCGCGACAACGCCACCCTGGTGGTGGTTGCCCCGCCGGCGGTCGCCGGCGAGCGGTTCAGGGTGCTGGAAAAGCACTACTGGCGCGGGCTGAACTTCCAGTACCAGGCACAGGAGATAGAGCGCATCGCCAAGAAGTTTCGGGTCACGTATCTGGGTGTCGATGTCTCCGGCATCGGCGCCGGGGTGTTTGACTTGTTGAAACCCGTGTTCAAAGGGGTGTGCCACCCCATCAACTACAGCATCGAGAGCAAGTCACGGCTGGTACTCAAGATGATCGACGTGGTGGAGGCCAACCGCATCGAGTGGGACAGCTCAGACCGGGATATTCCGCTGGCGTTCCTCGCCATCAAGCGCAGCACCACCGGTGGCGGCCAGATGACGTTTCGGGCCGCCCGCGACAACGTGACCGGCCACGCCGACGTGTTCTTTGCCATCGCCCACGCCGTGGCCAACGAGCCACTCGATACCAACCGTAAACGCAAATCCAGCTGGGTCACCAGCCAGGAGAGAAAGGCAGCATGACCAAATGACAGCAAGCACCGGCCAAGGCGGCCACCCCTTCCACCCGTTCTTCAGTGGTATTCAGCATGCCGGAAGCGGTCGACCCCACCGCCTGGATGACCGATTACACCGGGGTGTTCTACAACCCCTACGGCGAGTATTACCAGCCACCCATCGAGCGCAAGGGGCTGGCCAAGGTGGTGCGGGCCAATGCCCACCACGGGGCCATCCTGATGGCGCGGCGCAACATGGTGGCGGGACGCTTTACCAACCAGCGCACCACTGTTACCGCCTTTGCCCACAACTACCTGCAGTTCGGGGACGCGGGCCTGCTTAAAATTCGTAACGGCTTTGGCCAGGTGGTGGGGCTGCACCCGCTCTCGAGCGTCTACCTGCGCCGGCGCGAGGATGGCTGCTTTGTTTACCTGCAGCAGCAGGGCAAGCCGAACCTGATTTACCGGCCGGAGGATGTGATCTGGCTGGCCCAGTACGACCCCGAGCAGCAAGTCTATGGCATGCCCGATTACCTGGGCGGCTTGCAGTCGGCCTTGCTCAACCAGGACGCGACCCTGTTTCGGCGCAAATACTTCCTCAACGGCGCCCACATGGGGTTCATCTTCTACGCCACCGACCCGGACATGGACGATGACACTGAAAAAGAGATGAAGGAGATGATTGCGAGCAGCAAGGGAGTGGGGAACTTTCGCTCCATGTTCGTCAACATCCCGGATGGCAAGCCTGACGGCATCAAGCTTATTCCGGTAGGGGATATAGCAACCAAGGACGAGTTTGCTGCCATCAAAGGGATCACCGCCCAGGACGTGTTGACCAGCCACCGCTTTCCGGCGGCGCTGGCCGGCATCATTCCGACCAATGGCGGGGGCGGGCTCGGAGACCCTGAGAAGTACGACGCCACCTATGCGCGAAACGAGGTGTTGCCGCTGTGCGAGCTTATCCAGGATGCCATCAACAGCGCAGGACTCCCTCGCTCCCTCTGGGTCGATTTTCGGGAGAATATCGGTTCGACTGTATAAACAAACAGTGTTTGCTGTGGCAAGATAGGCTGTTGATTTGGATAGGAAAGGGGACGTGATGCGGGTTTATTGTAAAGAGTGTGGCCAGCGTGGCCGTATCACCAAGACCAATCAGCTGAGCCCGGCAGTGGCTGACCTCTACTGTCAGTGTACCGATGCAGAGTGTGGCCACAGCTGGGTGGCCACACTCTCGTTCAGTCATACCCTCAGCCCATCTTCTAGAGCGACCAGCCAATTGGTTCTTAGTTTGGTTGGTTCGTTGACTCCGGAAGGACGGCAGATGGTGTTGCAAGGTCTGGAACTATAGCGTCTAGCTAAGAACTTATCGCTTAATCCATTTGTATAAACCATAAGCCGCGGCGCCAATGGCTACCGGAGCTGCAGCAGTTATAACAAGCCCGGTCGCCATTCCTCCACCAACAACACTTCCAACAGCTGCAAGTCCTGAAGTGATGCCTGTCGCTCCAAGGCCAGCAACAGAACCTGCTGCTGCAACAGTTCCTACTGAACCAGCAGCCCCAGCCACACCACCAACAGCACCAGCAATTTTTGCTTCATCATCAGTTTTTGTGCTCATTAAAACTCCAAATATTCCCTCTTGGTGTGACAATGGAGATCGAGGGACTAGATCTCAATCATTGTGTTGTGCGCAAGCACCTTCTCGTATTATCCCTGCAACAAGGCGGGATTCATTGGGGGATTATTTTCATATTTCTAAGCTTTAATGTCTACAGATTTAATACTCGTGTGATGCCCAACCATTTTCACCGGATATCTGGTTAATCTATCGACTTGAAGTGAGCGTTCGATGAAGTTCTGCGTGAGTTCTTCTTAATCTCGGCAGTCAGCTATCACCTGATGTAAAGCTGGCTGGTATGGAGGGTTAAGCTGTTTGGCCATGCCAGGGTTGCGCGATCGGTAATGCTGCCTGCGGCTATCCAGAGGGTGAGGCCCGTTCTGGCGCAGTTGATGGTGCCGCATTGATCGAAGGCTACCGGTGTGCGGCCCTCTATCCGGCTGAGCAATGATGTCTCTGATCTCTATTGCCAATGTACAGATGCTGAGTGCTGCAACAGCTGGGTGGCCACCTTGTCGTTTGCCCATACCTTAAGCCCCTCGGCCAAGGCTACCAACCAGCTGGTGATCAGCTTGATGGGGTCGCTGACACCAGACGGTCGGCAAGCGGTGCAGATGGCACTGAAAGGAATAGGGGCGCAATAGCGCCCCTGATTGTTTTCTCTCTCGAGTTATGACCGGGTTCAGCCCCGATTCAGATAACCACAGCCACTTACCATAGTTCCCTCAGCGTTACTGATCTTCGTCAAAAAATTAATCGAAATCAGCCTTGTAGATAACTTTTTACTCACTCAGATGGTCAGCGTTTGATACCCTACTCATCCGAACCCTTATCATAGGGGCATTGGGTTAGACTCGGAACCTGAACTAGATTTTAGGTGTGTAAACAAGCAAGCCAACGAATAAACTGTTAGGTAATCAATAGGGACTATTTATGCCAGTGTTTATTAGCTATTCCCATAGTGATAAGAAAAAAGTAGGTAAGATTGCAGCTCACCTTGTTAAGAATAGAGCGAATGTATGGGTTGATACATGGGAGTTAAATGTAGGTGATTCAATTCTAAACAGAGTCCAGGACGCTGTCGAATCTTCAGGTGCATTATTAATTATGCTTTCAAAAGCATCAGTTCAGTCGGAATGGTGTAAAAAAGAATTGACAGCTGGTTTGATGAGGGAGTTGTCCGAAAAAAGAGTCGTCGTTCTCCCCGTGCTTATTGAAGATTGTGAAATCCCCCTTTTTTTACGTGACAAAATGTACGCTGATTTCCGCACGGATTTTAATTTTGGTTTACAAGCTGTGCTAGATGGTATTGCAAAAGTAATAAATTCAGATCAAGGCCGTATTTTAGACGAGGATGGCTACTCTGACTGGGCGGTAGACTGGGGTTATCACGATGACCTTTTCCATATGAGATTTACCATCGTTCATTGTGCCAAAAGTGCTCCGCTTACATTTATCACTGAGGTACGGGTTTTATGCAATGAAGTCGGAACCAGAAGATATAAACAATACGAAAGCGCAGGGCTTGATTGGATTGGACGTAATATTTTTGCTGAAATGTTATTTGATATTGGTGAGAAAAAAGATATTCGAATGATTTTGGATTCTCAATTACCACAAGAACAAGGCATAACAGTTGTAGATGATAAAACGGATATGAATTTTGAAATCCATATATCATCAAGAAAAATGGGTGATGATAACGGGAAAGATCAATTGATAGACATTAGTGAATATCTTAAGGGTATTCGTCACTATATAAGAAGTGTGTCTAGGCAACCTACAGCTGAAGAAAGCCAGAAAATGATACAAATTATGTCCAAGTCAATAAATTCCTAACTAAACCGTCAATCATCGCCCAATGCTTGGTCTAGGCCTCTAAACTGTGCAGCGGTTTGGAGGCCGGTTCCGGCTGAGTTAGAGTTATGGTCTAAACCTTCGATACTTGGAAGCAAACAAGAGGTCCATCCTCGGGAACTCAGGTCTGTGCCTTCGTGCTTCCACGGTGGGGCGGTTGGTGCTGGCCTGAAACGGGTTCGGTACCTCGGGGGCGATGGCTGGTAGAGCCAGCGATGTGGGGCGAGGATGGCGTCGGCGCAAGATGGCGCAGGCCACGGCCTGCTGTTTGTCCTGTAGCATTCCCACCCATTGGCTGGCCAGCGCTGCTGGAGAATGCAGGTCACCCGATTATCCAGGCTGCGGTACTCTTCGCGGCTGACTGTCTGTTTGTTGTTCATGCCCATTCCTCGCTGTAGTCGTTCTGTTCCTGCATCCACTCCGGGATATCCTGCTTCTCCAGTTCTGCCCACATGTGTGACTGATAGGGCTCCGGCAGCATCTCTATCCAGCGGTACGCCCCGGCGTGGCCTTGTGCCTGGTAGACCTTGCCGCACAGCTCAACCAGCATCGGCCAATCCTGGTCATCAGCCGGGATCGCGTATTCATCCGTTCCGGCCTGTTCGGCTAGCTGCTGGCCATCTGGTATCCAATCAGGTTCATTAGGTATCGCTCGGCACGACTGCAGCTGGCCGTTCTCAAGCCAGAGGGTGTAGCCGTCCGCTGTGATGCTGGCGCCTGCCCGCAAACGTCCTATCGAGAAGGGCGATAACCCCCATTGCTCTGCCATCAACTGATCCGCGAACGCCGCTGGATCCGGCTGCGTACAGTTATTGTCAGAGCTCCAAGGAGCCGGGCTGTCGCCCGACTGAACCCCAACACCCCAGCCCGACGCCCCGGCGGCCTTGGTGGCCTCATGGGTGCCTGCGGGAACCACTTCCCACCCTTGCAGGCGGGTCTTGATACCCAAGCTGGCGGTGTGCAGTCCCATCAGGCGCTTGATGTCTTCGCCGTAGCAGTTGGCCTGCTTCTCAATGAGGTGGGCCAGTTTGATGGGGTGCTCGGCCCGGGTGGCCAGGGCGCCACCCATGGCGTGGAGGTAACAGCGAAAGATGCCGTTATCCGCGGCGTAACGGGCCGCCTCAAAACGTGGGTCTTGCAGCACTGGCTTGGGTGGCCCCACCAGATCGCCGTGCTTCTTGGCGTTGCTGATGCGGCGCAGCTCGCGCCATACCCCGACCGGGGCGCCGCCTATTTGCTGGAAGGTACGGATCCCCCACCAACTCGCCCAGGCAACCGCATGCATGGCGGCTTCATTTGCGGGGGCATCAGCTTCTTCGTCGTCATCCAAATAGGCACCATCAATGTTTTTGGCGATGTATTTGGCGATATAGCCTGCCGCATCGCCTTTGGTTGGATCGATCTCCTTCCAGTCAAAGCGCGGAGTGAAGTCGGTATGAGAGGGGAGCCCTTTGGGATCACGGATCAACTCTGCACGGTCATGGCTCAAGGCATACCGCTGCAGAGTACTGATCACCCGCCATTTGTCGGCAGGGCGCATAAACAGCAGCAAGTGCCAGTGTGGGGTGCCGTCGTGGTGAGCCTCGCAAACGCGAAAGCCATAAACAGGTGCATCGCCCCGTTTGAGGGCCGCGCGGGTCAGGCTCCACAATTTGGCCAGGTAGGCGCAGGTTTCGCGTGGTGTGGCGCCCTCGTATTTCTCATTTTCGACTGTCTTGCCATTGCGACCAGTCTTCCAGGCATGGAAGCGGGAAGGGGCTGTCCAGGTGAAGAAGACGCCCACATGGCCCTGCTCCTCGGCGTAGTCGTTGAACCCCCGAGCACGCACCATCATCTCGTTGCGGCGGTTGACTGGGTTAGCATTGCTGGCCTCCCAGCAATCCTTCATCGAGATCACCAGATCATGCTTGGTGTTCATCACCTCCGATTCGGCCAGCCAGCGCATCATGGCCCGTTTACGCTCGCGCACTACCTTCATGGTGGCGTTCGACACATAAGCGGACACCCCTTTGCGCACCTTGCCGAGCAGGATGTTGATGTGTTCTTGCAGACGGTCCCAGGTGCGGTTGATCCGCTTCTCCCACCACTTGGCCGAGAGCAGGCGCACCATCACGCTCAAGATCCAGTTATCACGCACCTCCTCGGTTTTGAACTCAGGCAGCTCTCCAATAAACCCCCACTGGTCTGCCGGTTGGCGGATGGCTTCCCAGGTGAGTAGCAGATCCGGCTCCTCACCGGCTTTGATGCCTTGCTCGATGTGGCGCCAGATCGCGGCCGTCTGGTTGGCGAACAGGTGGGCGACACGCTTGCGCCCCTCTTCATCGCGCATGGTATGCGGGTCGACCGGGATCGCCTGGCTCAGGCCTCGCACCCACTTGGTCCGTTCACGCAGCCAGATGTTGGCGTTGCGGCAATTGCGGCTGGTGCCATCTTTGCGGCGGCGCACGTACTGCTTGAACAGGGTCA